TTGTCAAAGCTGCAGCAATGACAACGGCAATCTTTTTTGTTATTTTCATTTTTCTCCTATAGTTATTTTATTTTGAATCCCTGATCAGGATTATGGTTATTATTTATAACCAATACTACATTGTATCCTATATGCATGACTTTAGTCAAGCGTACTTGCCAGTATTATTGTATTCCCAGCCTATTCTCAGGATATTTTCTTTGTTTGTTTTTGTTGTTTTACAATCTGGAATGGTCCAGATGTATAAACGTCATTGTTAGCTGAAATTTCTAGGGCTTTTTCTACACTTGCCCCAGCGTACAACGCACCAATAGCGAATTGTGAGCCTGCACCTACACCATATATGCCGTCGCTATTCAGCAATACACTAAAATCATCACCTATATCAAACAGTTCACCGTCAAAAGCAAATAACATGCTAAATCCAGAATCTTTATCTTCTCGGTCTGGCTTCCATCCATTTTCTTCCAGACATTCTCTCATGGCTGGAACAAATTTGGTAATCATAAATTTATAAAGATCTTTTCTTTCATTTGTATTAGGAACTGGGGGAATAAAGATATGCTGCAATATATCGCATGGCTGACTATCTCCACTCCCCGCAATTAAATAACCATTGTTTTTGGTAATTTTTTCCATTTTTACATGGTTGTTTTTACGAGTACCGTCTGTAACTTGTGAGTCAGCACCCATAATCACATTACCGTTTTTACATACTCCTACAATGGTTGTCACTTTTACCCCTTAATTAATTGTTTGCGTCTACTGTTGCTTTTGCATCAGCAGGTGTTACATATTTATTATAAGCTGCAACCCAATTTGTGGCAATAGCTTTTTGAGCATCTGCAAGAGTAATCTTGCCTCCACAAATAAGAGTCTTTAATTTAGTTTCAATTACATCTTTGCGATGTGCATTGTTACCTGCATATGGTTCAGGCCAAAGATTTTTTGGATCTGTTGGACTTCCGCCTAATTGAAGTGAAATTAAATGATCTTCTTCATAATTTGCTGCAGCTGCACCAAATGTTGTAACCTCTGACTTATATGTTGAAGCCATTTGTGTTGCTTTTAACTTATTTGTATAAGAAACTGGAGGACGAACAGTCCCAGTCCAGTTAGCTTTACATACATTATTCTTAATGTTTGCTTGTGTAACATTAGGATTTAGTGCACCTGGAGTTACTGCGGAATTAGGGAGTACCCAATCTGGAGTTGCTGCAACTGCTGAACCACTTAAAATTACGAGTGAAACAGCTGTTACTAACATGATCTTTTTACGCTGCATTATTTTTACCCATTTCTGTCAGAATTGCATCTGACGTTTTACCTGTTATTTTTTTACTTATTATTCCTTTATTCATTTCAAAAATTTGAGGAATGCTTTGAATACTATACTGATTTAAATATTCTGGTTTAATTTTATCTACATCAACCAAATAATAAATTGTATCTTTATCAATTACCGCTGCCTTGGCATATTGTGGTTTTAACTGCTTGCATGGACCACACCATTCTGCACTAAAATATACAACTGCGTTATCCTGATTAATTATTTCTTCCATATCATTGCTAATTTTTAGCATTTTATTTCCTCTTTCTAAGCGATCAATTCTTCGGCGTCAATGGTTCTTCCCACGTAACGACGCTTGATAATATAATCTCTTACCGATTCAGCACCATTTTGTCTACCAGATAAAATAATGACCCATCTAGGCTCAAACTTGGAGTCTAGGCAGAGTTGACACATAAATAGCATCACTCCATCTATTATATCCGATTTCTTTGGCTGAAGCTCGTTTTTTTGTTTTCCACATGAATAACACAGCATTATAAATTTTCGTCCGTTTCTTCTATATATCCAATTCCAATTTCATCAACTACTATGAACTCATCATTAGGCACCTCAACTTTATACCCAATGCCGTTTTCATAATATTCAATGATTGATGCCCATGCACCATGGGTTATAACAGTACCATAAACTTGTTCATCTGGAATATAAACATAGGTTATAGTATTTTCATCGTTGTTGTTTTCTTGCTTGCTCATCAGTATATTTCATCCCCTCTATTTCGCATGGTGTTCCATAAGATTGAATTAACTTTCTAACCATCAACAAATATTCCATAATTTGCATTCTTTGATTTTCACTGTATTCCATAATATTACTTTCGTATACTGTTAAAGCAAGATAATTAGGTCTTGCTCTTATGTCAAGCAAAAGGTTTTTTACAGGTGGCTTAACACCTCTAATTTTTTTTGCCATATCTACAGTATATTTAATTTTTACCATGAAGTTTTTTTAACTCTTTCCATACTTCAGGAGTTTTATGAGAGTTATTATCTTTATCTGGTCTCCCTAGATCCATAAACACTCCACCCCAAACACCTTTTTCTTTGTTTGAAACGCCTTCTTTGTGACATTGTTTAATTACTGGACAATGTAAACATACTTGATCAGCTTGCTTTGCAACTTCTTTATCTGATTCATAATCATCATAAAACCAGTTGATGGGCATGTTTGCACATGCAGCAAGATGGTACCACTTTATATCTAATTCATCTATACCTAATTGGCTAAATAAATCTGGCATATTTGTCGCTTAAATTCCACATGCCTCTAGAATCTACTTCGTATCTTGATGAGTATCCCCATTGATTATTACGAAACATACCGTTTTTTTGCATGTAACCATTTGAGCCTGGTGTCCATTTTATAATGGTGTAACCATCCCAAAAAAATCCATTTTTCTTGTTTTTTTCTACAAACTTATGTGCCTCTTCATAATTAAATGTAATCATTGGCATTATAGTTGACCTTCTTTTCCTAACAGTGAACGCCAGTTGATGAAATAGTATTTATTTCCCAAAGTATCTGTTACTTCAGTAGCGTTATTTTCATTATAGATTACAACATCCTCATTTGTCAAGGGAATATCGTGTTTATTACCAACATTATCATAATCTCCTGGACCAACCTTTATGACCCGTCCTCTTGATAACTCTGTATCTAGAACTGATGCTGATAAAACTAAACCAGAAGATGTTTTTCTTTCTGCTTGTTCAACTTTTTCAATCAGAATTAAGCTTCCTAATGGTTCTATATTTGTCATTATTTTCCTTTGTTTATGGGTATACTTGTCTAGTATAGCAGGTGCTTGCAGCTTATGTCAAGCGTATTTACTCTTTAATTTTTCTAAATGGAATTGAGTACATTTCAAGCATTTTTAAGCATGCTGAGTTTCTTGATGATTCCCCAAAAATTAAAGCAAAATCTGGCATACTTTCTACCAGTTTAAGATCAGAAGATGCTGATTTATCTTTAATTAATTCTTCTTTTATTCTGTAACCTTTTTGTCTAAGGAACTTCTCAGTCTTACCAATATACTCAGTAATCATATTTTCAGCTCCCCGCAAACCTGTGTGGATAAATATGTATTCTTTGTCTTCTGGGTAAAAATGTTTACGATCATCAATTAAAACAGTAACTTGACGAATTAATTCGTTATAGTCTGTCCACTCTTTTGATCCAAATACTACTACTCTCATACTTTTCCTTTCTTAAATGAACAAGGACGGGGTTACCGTCCTTGCACAAATATATACGTATATATTTAAATTACTTGCGTGGTGCGAATGCTCCACCCCAAATAGATTTCTTCATTTCTGCTTTTTCATCTGCTTCGGTTTCCTTAGCAGCTTCTGCAGCAGTCTCTTTTTCATCAACTGCCTTGCCCATGCAATCACATAAGTCCATTGACTTACCGCAATCTGGACATGTTGCAGCCTTTGTAATTTCATCAGCCTTAGCTACTGGAAGAGCTTGACCACATTCTTTACATGTAGCAGCCTTTTCAATATTTTCTTCGGTTGCATTTTGCATTTCACCTTGACGTGATGGTGCAATTGCTGAAGTTGCTGAACTAGGAATTGTTGCTTCGTTAGGAACAACTGCTTCGCTATTAGGGGCATCTGAAACTGAAGTAGCTCCGTCTGTTGGACGAGTTTCTTGTGAAATAAGATGTTCTCCACCTGCTGTTGGGAATGACTTTGTTACTGCGATGTCTCCCTTTGGATCTGGTTCTGTTGTATTTGACACTATTGTATTACCTCCTGTCTGAGTATTTGTATTAGTATTAGAATTTCCTCTAACATAATTTTCGACGCTTCTTTCGTCACGTTCTTCATTTGAAGATGATGAAGTTCCAATTGATTTAATTAAATCTTTAACATCATCAAAAAACTTTTTAACTTTCCAATCTTCTGGAAGTGCAGATTCAGCATCCAAAGCTTTTGCTCTACGAATTATGTGAGCCTTTGCCTCTGCTGGATTTTTTGCACGTCCAATTGATTGAATAGCATTATGTAAATCATTGACATTTTCAATTGGAAAAGAGCCGTCTGGTAAAGCATGACCTTTGTCAGCTAACTCTTGACGCTTTTCTTCTGAAAAATCTTTTTTTTCTAATTCTGAATTAGGCATGTGAACCTGATTCTGTTGTTGCAATTGGTCCACCTGCATACTGAGGTGTTGTCATTGAAACATCTTTTCCTGTGAATGCACCCGCTGTTGTTGCTTTTGCAGGGCTATTCACTCCAAGATTTGTTACTGATGGGGCTGTTGTACCTGCTTGTGGTCCAGCTTGTTCTGCCACATGGGCTGCTGCTGCTGGTTGCTCTGTACCTGCTCCTTTTACTTGTTGATTATTATCCATTTAATTAATCACCACCTTATCAACTTATTATACCTTAAAAACCATAATCTTCAGAACCGTCTAAATCAAAGCCATTTTCAATAAGAATTTTCTTACCTTCTTCTGAAATTGACATTTGAGCATTCAATTCTTCATCATATGACACTTCTATCAAGCCCTTTTTATATAAATCAATAAGAACTTGATCCATATCATTTACTAAAACTTGATATAATTCTGGCATTACCTCATCTAATACTTCCATATCAAACCTATAAACTAGTTCCCCGTCTTCGTCCATGCCATCAATAATGGCTGCACCTTCGGAAACTAAATATTCCATAAGTTCTTTATGCTCTTCATTAGAAGCATCGTATTCCATTTTATATCCTTATGCTGTGTATGCTGGGCGACCAAAGCCTACTACTGTTGCCCACTTACCCTTTTTATTTCCTACTTTATATCCACGAATGTTAGACGCAACTTCTCCACCATTAGCTGCAGAGCCAGAAGGCTTTGAGTCTGGGCTTGTATTGCCTTCAACTGTTGTAATTGTTCCATCTCCGTTATTTTTAAGAACAACACCTACGTGTTGTACTTCGTCTGTTGGCTTAGCTTCTGCTGCAAAGTGAAAGAAAATTAAATCTCCTGGTTTTGGATCAGCTTTTGCTGCCTCTGTAAATGTTCCTGCTTTTTTAAATGCATCTGCTCCTGCTGGTGTATAAACAACATTTGGAATTGTTACTCCAGCTTGCTTGGCACACCACATCATAAATGACCCACACCATGCTTGTTTATCATGTCCTGTAAATTTACCGTAATCTGTTTCATTATCTGCTGGACCTTCAATTACACCAACTTGAGAAATTGCTACTTCAAGAAAACGTGCTGCTGATCCTGGCTTATTTGCTCCCACTGCTGGGACTGGTTTTGCTGTCATTTTATTCTCCCTTAATTAAATAGATTGGTACTTCCTCTATGACTATTATACACTCTATTATTTTAGAATAGCAGATAGGCTAATCGAAGGTACATTTTTAACATATTGATTGCTTACTAATGCTGCATTTTTTTGTATCAAAGAGTACTCTTGATCATACGTTATCCCTTGTTTTGCTTGCTTAATTGCCATCCACTGAGCAGTAAAAACCTGTGCTGCTGCTGATGTTCCTGTAGAAATAACTTGATTTCCAGCATAGTTTGTTACTGAAATTGATCCCAAAGCGTCAAAATCTAAACCTAAGCCTGAGTTGCTATAAAGTGCATGCAAACCAAACTTATCTACACTTCCTACAGAAATTACTTGAGTTAGGCATGATGGAAAATTAACAATATTGTTATTATAATCATTACCCGCAGACATAATAACTGGAATATTTAATGATTTAAAATCACTTACACTTTTAGAAATTGCTGTGTTTGTAGGGCATGAGGTTACATTTCTTCCACCACTGAATACTACTGCCCCAATGTTAAATTTATTATTGTTCGCATATAACCAGTTAAGTATGGATGCTAAATCTGAATCTGAAGGACCAAAAATGTTATTTGCAGAAATAGAGTACGCCCTAATATACACAAAATTGGTAGTAGGATTTGTATTAATTGATGCTGAAAGCATTTCTGTACCATGTGAAGCCATACCGATTTTAGCTTGTTCTACGGTTATTGCTGCTGATCCCGTGCCTTCTTGAAAATACTTGCCATTTGGGCAGGTGGGCAAAAGACCATTAAAACAAGCTTCATATGAAATTTTTCCTTGAAATTGCAAAATAGAAGAAATATATCCTGTATCAATAATTGCAATTGTTTTATTTGAATCTGCATGTGCAGATAATGGAACAATTGACATTAATGCGATTGAAATTGCTATTACTTTTTTCATTTTATTCTTTCTGTTAGTATTTGTTTTCTTACGTGCCCCTGACTGGATTCGAACCAGTGGCCTTCACCTTAGAAGGGTGTCGCTCTTCCTCTGAGCTACAAAGGCTTGATTTCTTTTGTAGTTACCACGCTCTTGAGTTCTTATTCTATGACAATTTGCACACACAATGTCACATTTTTCAATTTCTCTTAGTATAGTTTCCCATGCCCTTGTACTGCCAGATACTGCTCTTGAAACATTAAACTTTTTATCACCCAAGTGATCAAATTCAAGAACTCTAGGGTCTTTATTTTTACAATCTTTACAAGAACTTTTACTTAACAGTTCCCATAATTTTTGTGCATTTTTTTCTCTATGTAATTGTTGTCTTGCATATTGCTTTTCTTTATCTCTGTATGCCATAAGAATATTATACACTGTTCTACCATTAATATCAAGTGTCCCCAGTTGGACTTGAACCAACGACCCGCAGATTAAAAGTCTGCTGCTACTACCGACTGAGCTATAGAGACAAATACAAAAGGTCACTTTCGTGACCCTTGCATTTACTTATAGTTGTATTCTATACTACTTTAGAGTTGCTGTCAACTGCCATTGCCAGAATTTATGTTGTTCAATTCTTCCCGCAATAAAATTACAAATTCCTTGTTCATCTAATTCATTAGAGATGTCATAAGTCCTTCTAAGCATAGCTAGGACTACTGTGTTTGTTTGAACTAACTCTTGAAACATAGTTCTTGCATCAAGATTTTCAGAATCATTAATTTCTAATTTGCTACCTTCTTGCCAAGATTTTAACCCAAATGGTGCTTTTGCACCTAATTTACGTATATTTTCTGCAATTGGATCAATAGATTCATATACATCTGAGTAAATTTTTAAAAGAAATTTATGATATTGTGGAAATCCAGAGCCTTCTATGTTCCAATGGTAGCCGTGTGATTGTACGTACATTTTTACAACCATTGACTTTAATGTTTTTAAAGCGTCAATTAAATCTTGATCATTCATTTTATATCCTTAATTATATCTTCATCTGATCTATTTGGATCATTTTCTATATATAGTGCTTTTATTGTTTTTTTGTTTTCTGTTCTTTGTGCCATTTCCCCCATACCAATCATAAACATGATTGATGGGATTAATAAATCCATCAATTTACCAGAAAAATATTTGTGTCCCCACAAAATTAATGCTGATGTATACCCAGACACTCTGGCTGGATATCTTTTAAAATATGTTGATATTTTGTTCCACATATAATCAATTATACATGATTTTTAAATATGAGCAGTTTTTTACAGTCATGCTCAGGACTATACCAGAATATTTATAGTCGCTGTCTCCCCCGACTTAATCTGCGACTCCCCGATGAAAGGGTGCAGATTAATATTATATCATTACTTTATTTTAATTGTTTTAGGCTTGGCTTCTTCAGGTACTTCCCGTTCAATTTTTACGGTTAATAATCCATTATCAAGCGAAGCTGATTTAACAACCATATATTCACCAAGCGTGAAGGTTTGCGTGAAATTGCGTCCAGCAATTCCTTTATGCAAGAAATCACCTTCTTCTTCATTATCACGATTACTTTTGATGATAAGAGTATCTTTATCTACTGTTACATCAAGATCTTCACGATCATACCCCGCTACTGCAAGTTCAACCAAGAAATTATCTTCGTCAACTTTTTTTACATTGTATGGGGGGAATGTGGATGTTACTTTCTTATTGTTTTCCCATCTTACAAATTGATCATTAAACCCTAAAAAGAACGGGTCATTAAAAATAGATTGAATTTGTTTGAATGGGTCTTTATATACTAGGTTTGTCATACTTAGCTCCTTTTCAGCAAGTTAGTTAAATTAAGGTTCCCGAAGGCTACCTGTAAATATATTATATCACAAACTATGAGTTAGATCTACCGTGCTTATCAGAACGGTTTCCATAACCTACATTATTTTCTCCATCATGTTGTGGAGGGGTGTTGTAAGTAGACATCCAAGAATGTTGAACTTTTTGATTTCCAAAAACTGGAGCAAATGATCCATTCCATGTATGCAATGAACCTATTCCATCTTGATTATCTTGTTGCGTTTGATCTGATTTAATTACAGGTTCATTTACTGCTATTGCCTTCATAGCTTCTTCTGCATGTTCTTTAGTTGTATAACAACCAATTACTTGCCCAGTCCCCGCTTTTGTAATAGCATAACCACCTTGGCAATCTGGAACATTATATTCTAATTTAAATCCTACACCACCATCAATGCGTCCAGCACCAGCAGATTCTTTTTCAATTTTATTTTCTTTGTTTACAATAGCACGGGACCATGCGTATCCTGCATCTCCACCCCAAGCGTTCCACATAATTTTTCCATGTGATGGCTTATCCCAATCTTTTCCTTTTTTATCAACCTCATGTCTTGAAAAAAAAGAATACATACGCTTAACTGTATCAAGAGACATTGATCTTCCAGCAACTATGTCGCTTGCACGTCCCCAGCCTACTGGTGTGCCTGCTCCACTTGCCATTCCTGCATCTCTCCATTTTAATGCACGACGAGCTGCTGCTTTCATTCCTGCATTTGGTTGATATCCACCATCAGCTTTTTTTACTGGTATGCAATTTGGAACAGTCTTTCCACCTTGCTCTTTAGTTCCAGCATACTGATAACCGTCCCAGCAAGGCCCTTGACCTTTATCAAGGCAATACATGCACTTTTCTGTATCTGAAATATAATGATGATCATTACCTAGGTCATCACACCCGCAAGTCATGCATTTATTTGTTGTCATGTTTATATTATACCTCATTTCTTATTAAAATAATTGCTCCCTGACCTGGATTCGAACCAAGATACTCGCCTCCAAAGGGCGATGTCCTACCGTTAGACGACCTGGGAATGAAAAAGGGGCTATACATGGATTCCAGCACCGAATGACGCTGCCCTATCTCTCCATGACTCTTACGACACGGGATATGTATATGTAACTATAACATCCTAAGTATAGTGCCATGTATAGCCTTGTGCCCTTCGTTGGATTCGAACCAACGCTGTATGGATTTTAAGTCCACTGCCTCTGCCACTGGGCTAGAAGGGCTATCTGTGGAGCAGGTAGGACTTGAACCTACGATTACCGAATTATGAGTTCGGGGCTTTAACCAACTAAGCTACTGCTCCGTAGTCCGAGAAGGATTTGAACCTTCAGCCGTTTGCATATAAGACAAATGCTCTAACCATTGAGCTATCGGACCTTAAATTAATTTTCAGATCCTATAATTTTATTTTGTATTAGCTTATCTCTTTCGTCAATTGTTTCATATGCAAAGTTTGTAAGAGCAGATTCATTTTGATTATAATGGTGACCACAAAACATTAATTCTCCTGTGACACCTTTGACAAGAACAAGTGCTTCAGCAGAACATTGATCACAACGATCTGTTGGACCTAAGATATATTTTTTATCTTCTACCTTAACTTCTTCATCAATTGTCATACTCATAATTATACTCTCTCTATTGGTTGATTAATAATTTGCTGGGGTGACAGGGATCGAACCTGTGACATTTCGATTAACAGTCGAACGCTCTGCCGTCTGAGCTACACCCCATCATTTGGCTATTCTATCTTACCAAAAGGGTTTTTGTCAATCATTTTTAACAAATCATCTGGATTATTAATCATTCTTCTTTGTGCCTCAAACTTGCCTAGTTGCACCATTTCATCTGCAATTGTATGCATCATATCCAAAAGACCTTGTGCGTAACGCTTATCTTTTGTATCTATATCAGCAACCTCATGTTGCATGTTTACAGCTGATTGTGTAAAATATTCACACAATGCAGTTAAAGAAATATAAATGTCTTCTTCGTCTTCTATTGTTTTAATTGTTCCGTTTGCTATCATGACGACAGTCTATCAGAGTATTCTCATGCTGTCAACAGGTAATTGATCTTCTTGTTCTTCTATTCCTAGGTATTCCCGCAAACTTGCAGGCATATCTGGTTTATCTGGTATCCGAATCGTTTTACTATTATTTAATCTATCATCTGATTCTTTTCTTAATTGCTCAATCTCTGTAGAGAATACCCCAGAATAAGTATAAATTTCTACTTCTCTATCAGCGTCTGGAGGGGTTAAAGATATAGCATTGTACACTGCACCGCAAACAGCGTCTGAAAGGTCTTTAGAGCCCTTTCTAGGGTGGTCTACCCTATCTTTAAGAATGCGTAATTGAAGTAATTCATCAATCAAAAGTTGAATATGAGGACCATATAATCTTTCTTCAGTTAAAGTAAGAGACATATCTTCATAGTGCTTTTTAGCTACTGAAAGTAATTCTGTATTGATTCCGTTTGCTTTTAATTGTTGCATCATGTCATGTGAGTTCCAACGGTCAAATGTAACCATTTTCAAGTTAAATCCCCGTGATCTTAAACTAATTATATAATCTTTAACTTCTGTGAAATCAACAGATTTTGATGCTGTTGGTGTCCAATATCTTACTGCATCTACAATAACTCTAGGTGCTGCTTCCTTGTATTGCTCTCCAATTTTCATTGTTACCCAGCCTTGAACGTGACTTAAAGCTACTGCACAGTGGTCATGCTTTTGAGCTAAGTCAACGTGAACAAAATATTGTTTTTCTGGATCTGGTTTAAAATCGTCATCAAACCTTCCATAAGAATCAACATTTAACTTAGGATTGCTAAATGCTTTTTCAATTACTGCACGGTTTTTAAAGAATGCATCTGTAGCATCTGGTGGCATGCAAGCAAAACGAGAAAGAGCATCTGTGGGATCTGTATAGAATGCCTCTGTAAAATCTTCAATTTTTCTTGTAGGGTTAATATCCCATGTTGGTCTTTTTAATGCAAAAATTCTTGGCATCTTATATGAGACAATATGGTCTTCTTCCCATTCAATTTCAAATTCATTACCCTCAGTTCCGTCTGGAAGATCTGGATCAACTTTAAATTTATGATGTCTAATAACAACTTCTTTTTCAGCAATAGCTTCATTATATTTTTGTTGAATATAATCCATTTTAAAACGTGGGAAAGAAAGAAGTAATACTTTACCAAAGTCTGGAAAACGAGATGTTACAGATCCTTTATACATTTTATAAATAGAAGAAGCTGTTTTTGCTTGTGAATGTCCAGATGTGGATTCTAGTTCAAATCCCGAAATTTCGTCAAGGATAACAATGAGAACGTTATATCCTTCCCAAGATTCTGCTTGGGAGTGACCTGAGTGAACTGTAACAGATTTATCAAACTCAATACTATTTGCTTTTGCTATATACTTTCCTTGAAACCATTGTGATCTTTCAATACGTTGATTAAATCCTTTAAAGAAAACACGATTAGCCTGAACAGCGTTTATAGCAATATTGATAATATCAATAGCATCTCCTGGTGGCTTACCGTAATAAACTGCGGGATCTTCTAAACAAAGAAGCAGGTATACAACATAAGCACAAGCAATTGTAGATGTATAGTCTTTTCCTGAACCTTTGCCAAGTTGCAAGATAACTTCATTACAAGTCTGCTTAAATATCTTTCTACCCTCTGTTTCGCCGTACAAACTAATTAAAGTAGATTCTTTATATATTTGTGTTGATGCTTTAAGCATTGTATATTGATATTCAGATAAAGGTGGTAGTCCAAGATATTTTTTATTAGTAACAAATTCCTCTAAAGAAACAGGCTTTTCACTAAATTCATCTCCAGTTAAAGCATCTAGAAAATCGCTAAAATCTGCCATTATTCTGTTATAACTACTGCTTCTACTTGTCCCGTAACTTCTGATAATCTCTTAGAAACTTCCCATTTACAATGATCACAGTTTGAAGTTACGTCTCTTAATATATTAACCAAAATCTCTTGCTTTCTTTCTGATTCTAGTATCTGGTCTGCCATAGAGTTATCTTCTAAGACTCCCGCTTTATTTAGCATATCAATACGTTTAGCCTCAATATCAGCAATAAGTTTTAATGCAGCATTTTTAGTATTAAGTTCTTCTGTTACACCAGCTTGATTTACAACATCCCAAGCCTCTTTAATTAACATGCTGTAATGTTCATCTGCTCCAGCAAGAGCTTCTTTTGCTCTATCACGTATTGCATTGTTATCGTGAACAAAGCCTTTCCAAGCGTCAATATAATTATCAACTTGAGCACGGGTAATACCCAAAGATTTAGAAATTTGTAAAGGAGAATTACCTTTAAGTAATTCTTCAACTACTTTATTCATTTGATCAAATTGACCCGCAACTTCTAGTTCTTTATCCATTTACCCATTATCCGTTTTATAAAATCCACTACCTTTAAACTGAATTCCTGGCGCATTGTAAACTCTTGCCATATGGTATCCACATTTTGGACATGCGGGCAAGTTTTCATCTTTATTAAAACCTCTGGTTACTTCTTGGGTTTCTTCGCATTCTATGCAGGCATATTCATATGTAGGCATATTTAATTATACTCCTTTTTGTTTACTTTTGTCAATCGCAATTTTAAGTAAGATTAAATAACCAATCAAATCATCAATATCATTATCTCCAGCATAGCCTTGACTATTCTTTACTCTATTTAACTTATCGTCAATTCTTACCTTTAATTGTTCAATCCCGTCCGACTGTGCAAATATCCGACTTGGAGATAAAGCTGAATCTCCATATGAAATATTCTTTTCAACTAATAAGTGTGCAATTTCATGACAAGCACTCCATATAGCAGTGCCAGAAGGGGCACTGGTGGAATGCAAGTATAGATCACTACAGCTAAACTGCTTTATATCTTCATATACTGGTTTTAACATTACTTAGTCCACTTTCTAGGTTTTTTGATAAATCCATGTCTTTCTAATTCTCTTTGAATAGTCATGTGGCTACATTTAGCTTCCAAGGCCATTTCTCTGACTGTTTTCTTTTCAACTACGTATCTTTTGTATACCCAGTCTTTACTATCATATAATTTCATTTACTGCATACCACGCTATTCCCGCTGCATCAGCGACATTATCACTTTGAACTTCAATGCCCATCTTTCTAACAAAATCCAAAGTACGTTGTTTTCTGATTTCTCTAATCTTTCCTTTGTACCAATTTTCCGTTTTCCCAGGAAACTCATCTTTTACCCCTTGTTTTTCAGCCTTAGTAAAATTTTTATTTCCAATATAAGACTGCCAAGTAATTGGATGAACTTCAATAACTGTTATATTATCATGAAGTAACTCTCCCATTATAGCACCAAATACGTAAGCCATCTTCATTCCTGTTGCTACAGACTTAACTGAAATTGCTGCTTCTATAACAACCAAGTCAGTATCTAATTCTCTTTTGAAAGACCTCATTTTGTTCTTTGCGTCAAGAATTCTTTCATATACATCTGAACCCTCAAAAGATATTTCTCCCCATTTAACTGCTTTTTTACCATCCATTAAACAAAAAGCTATACTATTTGTACTCGCATCTATCCCCAAAACTTTGTTTGACTTAGGCTTTGCTAATTTAGCGAGAGACATTTTTTAACATTTCTACTAGGGCAATTCTTTCTTTTTGTTTTTCTAAGCCTACACACTTATCGCAAATACTTGTTGTGTTATAACGACTTAATTCTACGTTGCAACCTTTGTTTTTACAATATCTTTTTTTGCCAGCTAATCTAGCTTTTTTCTCATAATAAGCGTCTTTAAGCTTTTGGTTTGTTGCTATACGGCAGCACTCATCAGAGCAGTATTTTTGATTATGAGTTTTTGGTTCAAATTCATTATTACACTCTTCATAAGCACATTTCATTTTTCAAGTACCAAAGCCTCTATGTCTACTTCACCAAGATCTTTTTTGTCTTCCCAGCAAACCTTTTTTACTGGACAACCTTTACATGCCCATGTTGATTTTGTAAATTTTCTTTCTGGTAGTGTTCCCGCTTCATATGCAGCGTAAACTTTTCTCATCCAGTCCCAAACTCCGTCAACAAGCTTTGAGTTTTTTTCATCCATATTAATTGGAATAATTAAAAATGAATTATCATTTTTATTTTCATAAAAGAAAAATCCTTGGTCTGCACCTTTAATTTTCATATAAGTGAGAAGCTGAACCTTATGATAAGGTAATCCTTGCATCTCTGCTTGTCTAATAGCAAATATTTCTTCTTTTGCAGACTTAATTTCACCAATTACTTCTTTGCCATTCCATTCTATAAATGTGTCTGCAAATCCTCTAATCGGTGGATCATCATGGGTAACTTCTGTTTCATTTGCCTTGAATACTGGCGTTTTAGCAAGTACTTTCTGTATGCGATCATGAACATACGTACCATTATCCATGTTAACGACACCCATAGCATCGGTTTCATTTTCAAATTCAGCACCAGTAAAAGCAAGGAACCAATATCTAGGACAGTTACCATTACCATAACCGACAGTGCTAGGACTAAAAGTTTTTTTCTGTGTAAATTCGTTTGGTCTTTTTCCACTTAATACTGCCTCCTCATACATTTCTGCAAATTTAATTGGATCAAACCCGTCTGGATTTGTCATTTTTTGAAACTTTAAATTAGCTATTAAATCTCTTCCCATTTATGCCCCATATCTTGCAGAATACTTAAGGGCATCTACGAGTCTATTAATTGCTTCTTCTGCTGTGTAATATACGTTTTTTTTCTTTGAGTTTTCCCCACCTTTTTCAAAGGTAGTGTAGTATCTTGACATCATTGCAAATTTTGCAGCAAGTGCTTGCATCTTAATAATTAAATCAGGTGCTTTAGAAGAAGGCACATCTGGTTTAGTGATAAGCTTAATAATCAAATCAAGTGCATAATCAAGATCTTTATCATTCATGTAAGCTTTCATATCGTTAAATTCTGTAAGCTCACTTATCAAGTCTATGGTTGCTTTTTCAGTCAAGTTCATTCACCCTAACACAAAACATGCATGGATCCCCACCATCTTCCCATTCCTGATTTTCTTCATCAGTCATTGGCCCACCATCGTGGGTATTACAAAACACATCGCTAATCCAGCCTTTTGAATGACCAAATTCAAGCCACTCTTGAAAATCTGCTGTATCGTATTTACTTTCTGTCATTTTTCTTTACCAATTGTTTAGTGTGCTTTACTTCATATGGACCAATGATTGCTTTAATTGTTCCATCTTTTCTTGTCTTTACTATTTGCCCATCTTTTATTTGTGTATCATTAAAAGGATTAGAACCTCTATGCTTACCCATTATGTGTCTCCCAACATTCTATTAACTGCTCTAACAATGCCCACTCAATTACTGCAAGACGAGTTTTAGCACTTTCTTCTCCTAAAATTAATTTAAGTACAGGATATTTGTCCCTGCTAACCTTAAAAGTATCCGTACAAATTTTTGCCCAAATTTCTTTTGAAATTGAGATGGATTTACTATACTCCTTATAATCAACCACGAAATCATGCCATTGGCTATCACCCTTTTGATATACGCCTCTACCAGAATTCTTTTGAGCTTTTGCACCATCTCTTTTAATTTCCCCACGCTCACTCATATTGCAACACTCGAATCATGTCCATTTTCACAAGTCCATTTAATTTTATTATGCATTCTATCAAATGATGCTTCATAAATAATTAAAGAACATTCTTTGTTTTGGCACTGAAAAGTACCTTCAACTTGATTAAAAACATCTTTAATTAATGGTTCTTTTTTGTTTAAAAATTCTTCAAGACTTGGCATATATTTTATCCTGCAAATCTTTTATTACATTTGGGTTTGCTCTAACGTACTCTACGACCTTGGCTCTACCCTGGAATCTTTCTTCTCCAACTGTATACCAAGCACCACCCTTTTGAATAATACCCATCATTTCTGAAACATCAACTATTTCTCCTACGGAGTCAACTCCAACGTTATCTCCTTGGTAGTAAAAGTCATATTGACCTGAAAGGTTTGGGGGTCCGAGTTTGTTATAGTCAATGATCCAGTTAACGGGTCTCCCCACTCTTTGTTCAATAATCTTATCGCCAACTTGGACTCCAGATTTAATAGCATTTGCTTCAGCTTCGGAAGACCAGAGTTTGATAACGGTACTAGAGAAAAATTTGACTGCCATTCCCCCAGTAGGGATGTGGCTGGCATGCATAGACCCAAACTGATTTCTCTGCTGAGAAATAAGAACGAGTAGCGTATTTTTATTGGCATAATTAAGCATTTTGACTGCATGTGTCATATCCTTTGCTTCTGCACCAATTTGCTTGGTGTCTTCTAACTTTTTTAATTCAGAACTATCTTTTTCAAAATAAATTGCTGGCAATAAAGCAGAAATAGAATCAACAACTATTAAATCTACTCCAGCGTCCATAAGCTGTGTTGCTACATCAACCATATCATTAATTGTTTTAGCTGGTGAATAAATAAGTTTTTCTGAATCAACCCCCAGTTTTGTTGCCCACTCTGCAGAATATGAAGCCTCAGCATCAATCCAAGCACAAGCCTTGCCATTTTTTTGTGCATCTGCAATCATTTGCAAACAAAAGGAAGATTTACCAGCAGACTTATTACCCCATACTAAAACTTGTCTGCCATAGCCAAGGCCACCCTTTAAAGCCATATTAAGACCTATACTAGGAGTCTTTTGTTTTTCCACGTCTACTGTTGTTGCTATTTGAACCCTTGCTCTTGTTTTTGGATCCAGTTTCGCTAGAACTTCCTCTGTTAACATCTTCGTTTAAACTCTTTTCTAATTCACTTGCTAACTCTTTTATTTCAGCTACTCTGCTGGAATATAAATGGTCTATTACTTTATATATTGCTTTTTCATCTTCTGCTCTTATGACCAAAAGATATTCGTTTTCCGTACCTTTTAAAACGTAAGATTTAGTCAATTTTATTCAACTTCCTCCGCAGTATCTTCTGCTGGTGCTACTGGAGCATCAACAATAGAGAATGTAATTGCTTTAGTATCTTGATCTTGATTTACAGCAATAACTTTACTGCTATAATCTGCCAAAAGAGCGTCTAGCTGAACTTCAACCGAATTAAGTGAAGTAAGGATAGCTGCACAAATCTGTTCAATACCAATGTTTATATTGTTATTTGCAGGTGTTGCATTTGTTGTCTCGTCTGTCATATTGTCACCTCCTTTACAAATAGTGTTCCATCATCCATTTTAGATATGGCTGGGTCACAAACAGTTCCTGGCTTCATTTTGCCAAGTGCTGTTGTATAAATTTTAGGGAAGGCAATAACTCTTTCAAGATTTTTATCCGAATCAGAAAGTATAATATGAGCCATCATCTTGTTTGCCTTTGTCTTATAATTAGTAAAATCCAATACTAATCTTTTACCACTATCAATCTTAAGCTTATCTCTATATAACCATTGTACAAAAGGATCATCACTTTTGTCAACTACATCACTAATTGTAACATATTTATGGATTCTATTGTCCCCTACTAAGAAGAAGTACATCATACCTGTCTCAATTTGAGTATTTTCACTATGGAAGATACCTACTGAACCTGTATCATCTACAAGCTCAACTCTGGACCATCCCTGCCCCTTTTTGATAGACTTAACCATTGCAAGAAGAACAAAGCATCCTGACTCTAAAAACTCTGATAGAGGGTTGACCTGTGATTTAATTGCAGGACTTAATTTTCCTGTGTCAAACTTTGGAATACCAAGATATTCATAAAGATTTTCATTTTCATTACCCTTGCGTGTGTTATCTGGAAAAGCAGCAGCACCAATCATATTAAGAGAGTCAATTGCTCTTGAATTAATACCACTACCCTTAACTCCTGATTTTTCTGTAAAATCTTTATAAGATTTAAATGGACGAAGTTGTGTAATTTTGCTACCAATATTGTCTGAAATATATTTAATGTTAGACAAACCAAAGCGAATTGAATTTCCTTGAATACTAAAATCTAACTCAGATTCATTAATATGTGGAAGCAAAACTTTAATTCCAAGCCTTTTTGCCTCTAATAAATAATCTGTTCTTGCATCTTTATCTTTTTCATTTTTAAGAATAGCAAACATAAATTCAAGAGGGTAATAACACTTAAGCCAAGCCGTATAGTAAGAGAGCATAGAATAAGCAATAGCGTGAGAACGATTAAAAGAATAACCCGCATGAGCTTCAAAATCATGCCAAAGCTTTGCTGCATCTTCTTGAGTAATGTGATTTGAAGCACCTGTAATAAATTGATCTTTATATATGTCAAACTCTTTAGCATCTTTCTTCTTTCCAATAATTTTTCTAACTTTATCTGCATCAGCCCAACTCATTCCACCTAAGTGTACGCAGGCTTGCATAACTTGTTCTTGATAAATAATAACTCCATATGTACGTTCTGTAAACTCATGCATGATTGGGTGAGCATAAGTAATTATCTCTTCCCCCTTTTTACGTCGGATATAAGATCCTCCAACAGTATTCATGGCACCTGGACGAACTAAAGCGTTAGAAGCTGCAAGATCTTCAAATGTACTAACGCCCATTTTCATAAGCAAATTTGTGTAGGGCGTTGCTTCTGCTTGAAACACACCCTTTGTAAATCCGCTAGATAGCATCTCGTAAACTTTTAAATCATCCAAAGGGATTTCTTTAAGATTAATTGTTTTCTTTTTAATGTGGCTAATAGTTTTTAATGCATCGTCAATAACCGAAAGAGTTTTTAATCCCAATACGTCAAGCTTAATTAATCCTAAATCTGCTGTTTGCTCCATATCATAAGCAACTACTGGAATACGACCAGATACTGATTCGTTTGGATCTTTACGTGTTTCAATTGGAACATACTTGCTAATATCATCCTTTGCAACAACAACGCCTGCTGCATGCATTCCGTTTGAACGAATTTTACCACGCAACATAGAAGCATATTTAGTGACTTCTGGATATTTTTTTCTAAAATCTTCTGTACTTGAAGAAGATTCATATTCTTCAAATGTTTCAACGCCCTTTAGAGCCTTATCTACTTCTCCAAGTGGTACTAAGAATGCTCTAGCAACGTCACGAATAACTCCCTTATCTTTAAAATAAGTATAAGTAGAAATAGAAGCTACATGCTTAAACTTCTTTTTTAAATAATCTTTGACCTCTCCACGACGACGATCCATAAAATCTGTATCAATATCTGGAAAGTCATTACGCTCTGGATTAATAAATCTAAAGAAAAGTAAATCAAATTGTATTGGATCAACTTCTGTTATACCCAATAAATAACATACTAAAGATCCTGCTGCTGACCCTCTGCCTGGTCCAACAAGTATCTCATTCTGTTTCGCCCAATTAACCATATCACTAACAACGAGAAAATAACTAGCAAAGTTCTTTTCCTTAATAACTTCCAATTCTTCGACGAGTCTAAGCTCATAAATATCGTTTCCTAACCACGATGATGTTAAATGTCTTTTTTCTAATTCTTCAAAACACATATCTTGCAATGTCTTTAATGCATTCTTTTTAGGTACTGGCAATAAATCTAGATTCTCATGAAAATCATATTGTTCAATCTTGTCTGCTATTTCTAATGAGGATTCATATATGTCTTCTCTTGTTATCCCCGCTTTTTCAAAGTCTGACTTAATCTCATCATAGGATTGAATATAAACGTTAATGTCAGCGAAAGAAATAGGGCGATTGGGATAAATATGGTCAAACCTATCAATAATATTAGATCGTGTACGACCACTTGCATAATCTGCTTCTTTGTTTTGCGAAGGTTTTGTAGAGAGGATGAGGAGGAGTTCTTCCAAATCCCTCTCCTCTTTCTTTGCAAAATGGCAGTCTCCCGTAGCAACTGACTTAACCCCGTATTCGTCTGCTAATGAAAGCAGAGCATTATTTAAACTCTCTGGGTTATGTGCTTGAACTTCAATATAAAAGTCTTTACCAAAACGTGCTTTAAATGACTTTACAAGATCTACAGCCTTTTCATTTTCTCCACGCTCTATGGCCTTTGAAATAAGACCATTCATGCATCCAGATACTACAATTATACCGTCACCATACTCAAAAAGTACTTCCATATCAATACGTGGCTTGTGATAATATCCTTCTGTCCAAGCAATCTGTGAAAGTTTTTGCAGATTTTTTAATCCCTCATCATTCTTTGCAAGAAGAATAATGTGGTTGTACAAGGAAGTATTGTCATCTCTTTTGGCTACCGCTCTTTTATCGAAACGATCTGTTGCTGAGATATAAGCTTCAAGACCGAGTATAGGCTTCATTCCTAATTCTTTGGCAGCAATTTGCATATCTCTATGAGATGACAAAGTTCCATGATCAGTAATAGAAAGACATGTCTGACCTTGTGCTTTGGCAGCCTCAAGTAATTCATGAGGTGTGTTAAGTCCATCCATTAAAGAGTAATGGCTATGAACATGTAAATGAACAAAGTCAGACATGGTTATCTTTTCTATTAGTTTTTTATATTACCACTCAACAGCAGATGATGCTGAAGAGGATTCTGAGTCATGTGAGTCAGAAGTGATACCGAGATAGAAATTTTCTTGCTCAGCATACTGAACGTCTCTTACTGCAGTCTTTTGCAAATCAAAGAGTTCATATTTATCAAATTCGATTGGCTTTGCATCAGCTGTTGGTAGAGGAATGATGCTGTAATTAGTATCAGTCTTTTCTCCAGTACGCTTTAATTTCCAATTTAAGTTTGTGATGCTACCAGTCTCTCCAGCATAGTTAATAATTTCTGGTGTTGCAGACTTTGGTCCTGCACCTTGTGAGAAGATTGCTACATATGGCTCTTCTGCACCATCATCAACTAATACGTTTGCGTAGAAGCGTGAGCGACCTTTCCAACCAGCCTTCGGATCACGACGATGCATTTCGCATCCATAACAACGACCTTGGTCTTCAATTGTGCAAAGAGCTTTACGCTTATAATCTTTTGGATTTGTGTGTTCAACTGCAATAAAAGCTAATCCAGCTTTTTCTACATATGAAGGTGAATCTGGATCAATTTCTTGTAAGAATCTAATCTTTAATGATTGGCCATCTTTAAGCTGTAGCCATCTTCCTTTTTGTGCTTCGCCAGAACTTACTGGCCTTTCCATTTGCTTATTCATTGCTGCTAAGCCTGTTACTATTCCCATATTATTTCTCCTAAGTGTAAGGGGCTATATTATGCCCTGTCTTTCTATTATATCACATAACTGCGTACTCAAAATGCGGAATTGCATTTTTTATACACTGTTTTATTTCTTCATCTGTCATATCGCCAACATCTTTTGCATGATGTGGATATATTACATCGTAGTTATATTTAGCCCATAATACATTTTTATTTTTTAATTTATTAGCAATTGTTTTGCCAAGTGCTCTTCCTGCACTATCATTATCAGTCATTATAATAATTGTAGATGCATATTTATTTAAGTTTTGAATATTAATATCTGATATGCTTCCACCCAAGGTAGCAACAGCATTTGGAAATCCAGCTTGCCACAAACGTATAGCATCAAAACTAGACTCAACTACAATAATTGTGCCACCCTCACGCTTTGCTTTATGTATATTAAACATTGTTTTATTGCGTGGCAAATTAAAACTATTTTTAAAACGCTTATCTTTAATTGATCTTCCAATTATTCCAACTGGGATACCATCTGGTGAGTATAATGGAACAGTTACCATTTCCTGTTTATAGGAATAACCTAAATTAAAATATTCCATTGCTTCCTCAGTAATTTGACGAGATAAAAAATATTGCTTTCCATCAGTCATATATTGCATAAGATTATTGTGTAAAGTATCAATTTCAATAGGGTTATATTCT